TTGTTCTTAAACAACTTTGGGGCTGATTTAAGTTCATTTGGTTATAGTGGTGATAGTTCTACTAGAATTAGACATAGAAAACATCACTATCAGTGTCCTATTGTGTTGTCATTTTTCAACAAAAAGAACTTGTTATACACAAATAACTCAATAGGTATTACAACAACAATAGTAGAGAATAATAATGTGGTTGGATTAAACGCATATCAGTTTGATTATACAGCACCTTATACTGACTTTTGGTATAACCCTAGTGAAATACTACAGACATACACTAATATCTTTGACAATCACCCTGGCAAGCAGATTTACCTAAACACTTATGATGACAACGGGGAAAGAAATAGTGAGTGGGTTAGATTTGATTTGAGTGATATGAATTGTTTGAGTACCCCTATCCACTTTTTATACCTGAACTCTAACGGGGTTTGGGACACTATTACTTTTGATAGAAAAAGTGTAAAAACCTTCAACATCAAAAGAGACATTTACGCACAGACATCTAACCTGAATAAACCACTATACAACAGGCTTTCAACAGATGCTAGAAAAGTGGTGTATAATTTAGATGTGGTTGAAACCATTACAGCACAAAGTGATTTTGCTGATGAGAATGATAGGGTATTATTTGAGGAGTTGTTTATGAGCCCCGAAGCATATATGATTAGGGAACACGAGCAGTATGAAATGCCATATCAAAGTAAAACCCCTTATTTAATACCGATAAACATTTTATCTAACTCTGTTGAAAGATACAGAAGCAGGTATAATAAGTTGTTTCAGTACTCATTTAACTTTGAGTATAACCCTATAAAACTTTACAGAACATCTTTCTAATATGGCATTAAAAGCATTACAACTAATAACCACCATAGATGGTGTAAAAAGAATAATTGACTTATATGGTGATGAGGACATCACTTTGGAAATGTCCTTTGCTGAAATACAAGACATTACTAAAAAGAACTCAACATATACGCAGTCATTTAATGTTCCTGGTTCTAAAAATAATAATGATATTTTTAACCACTTTTATGACCCAGCAAGTACCCCAACAACTTATGATGTTAGAAGGACTTTTAGTGCTTATTTTACATATAATGGTAATATCATATTAGATGGATATATCCGTCTAAACTCAAGTACTAATAACAGGACTGAAAAAAACTATAATCTAACCTTCTATACAGAGGTTGGTGATTTGTCATCTAATATCGGGGACAAGTTCTTATATGACTTAAACCTTGCTGATTTAGTTATACCATACAATAGTGATGAGGTAAGGAAATCACAATTTAATTGGGATACTATGGATGTTTTTGCTGGTACAGACCCAGTAAAAGATGAGAGGGTTTATTTTCCGTTGTTATTTAGTGGTTATGACTATGTTAGTGGTGATACAATAGATTTTAATGCTAGTCCATTATTGAGTTTTAACCCCTCAAATACAGGTTCTTTTGTCAATAGAGAGTATCCATTACCATTTAACTACTATCGCCCCGCAATATCGGTTAGAGAATTATACACTCAAATTGTAAATCAGGCTGGTTATAGGATTGATAGTTCATTTTTGGATACATCATATTTTAAGAGGTTCTTTTTACCCCTAACATTTAGTAGTGATGGATTACCATTAAATCAGTCATATGAACCTGAATTAGAAACAGAACAATTTAGTACAGGTGGAATACCATATAAAACCCCTGTTAGATTTACAGACACTCAAAGTGGGGCTACAGCATCTTATTTAAGAGCATCATTTAGAAATGTTATTAAAGACAATTTTAGTGCTACTACTAACCCTCAAGTTCTTTTTTTAGAACAGCCAGGAACTTATACAATTAGATTTAATGCCATAGCAGGTAAAAAGTTAGGTGCTGACCCAGCATTACTTTATAGTGCGTATGTGTGGGTTCATAAATTAGACAATTACCCGACATTACAAAATGTAGGAACTACAATATGGTATGATGAGGTGATAAATGCTGGACCAACAGGTTATACTACATTTAATACCACATTAGAATTACAAGGTGGAGCAGGTTATACATTTGATTACACACTTGGAGCAGGAACGGGTGATACTAATAGTGTTTTAGTTGAGTTTAGTACTGAACTAATATCAGGGCCTAGGCAAGTGAGTGGAAACACCATAGATTTTAGATTAGAATTACCTGAAAAAGAATACAAACAAATTGACTTTATCCAGTCAGTAAATAGAACCTTTAATATGGTGGTTGTTCCTAAAGTTGATGAGGAAAAAACCCTAATTGTTGAACCGATGATTGACTTTATTGGTAAAGGTAGAGTATTGGATTGGACGCAGAAAGTAGATGCTGATAGTTCTATTATGATTACTCCTATTACCACAATTATAGATGGTACTTTGTTTTATAATACAAGGGGTGATAGTGATGTTGGAAATACCACTTTTAAGAACGCAACTAACCGCCCCTATGGTAGTCAGTATCTTTTGTTAAATCAGGACTACAAAGACAAACAAACTATCTTTGAGACACTATTTTGTAGTTCAGTTGATGGTGGATTAAATAATGAGGGGGGACATTTAACAATACCTCAAGCAGCACTTGTTAAAAGTGTTGATATTGATGGTGTATCAACTCAATTATTCAACGCCTATAGGACTTTACCCCGTATGATATTCAAGGGTACTTATACCCCTATTGAAAACTGGGGTTATGTTCCTTATTATAGTAGAAGGGGAACTTATAGTACCTATAAAAATAGTGGTTATACATATAACCATAGATTTAGTACATACCCTCAAGCATTTACAGGTTTTAGTCATTATACAAACTATAACTCAACAGATAGTTTTGACCCACAAGAAACTATGTTTGTGGATTACCCTAACTTATATGACATTTACTACAAGGACTACATTTTAGATTTGACTGATGAAGGAAACAGATTGTTAAGCGCAAGTGTCTTTTTGACACCAGAGGAAATCAAAAACATACAATTTAATGAAAAAATCTTATACAAAAATCAGTATTACAGATTAAACAAATTGTCTAACTACTCATTATTAGAACCTTCTATCGCAGATGTAGAATTGGTTAAACTAACAAGGGACTATACCCCTCACCCTGTATTATGTCTTAAAATAACTGATTGTAGCGACCCTTCATTTGTATTGTATTCTAATACTGACTTAAACTACGGGTTCCTGGCTTATGTAAATAGGTATGTTAGTTTTGAGTGGGGTGGATTAAACTTTTGTGGATATGTTGAAATTGTAGATTGTAGTGAGGTTGAAAACTTTAGTTATATTTTAAGGGTTGATAGTAGTTATACCACTAATTTTGGTGGTACTGATGAAGGTAGAGTTCCTATTTATGAGAATTGTGGTTGTACTAACTATACTGGTATTAGTATAACACAAGAGGTAATACCTAGTCCTACGCCGACACCGACCCCGTCAAATACCCCGACACCGACAAGTCCTCCACCTAGTCCCACAAGGACACCGACAACTACGCCTACTCCGTCTGTTAGTCCTGCTCCTCAATTTATGTTTAACTATGTATTTGAGAATTGCGATACATCAGTTGAAAACCCCTTTATTATATTGGGTGGTTATTCTGCTTTAACAGGTTCAACGGCAGTATCATATAACGGAGGTTGTTATGAACTAATAGCATCAACAAGTCAAGTGGCAACAAATACTTGGTATAATACATTTAGTAGTTGTACCGAGTGTAATAGCACCACACCGACGCCGACCCCTTCTAATACCCCTACAATCACACCAACAAGCAGTCCTATACCTTTCTGTGTATGTAAAGAATATTATGTTGAAAACAATAACCCAGTACCAGCAGGTTTTAGTTATACTGATTGTGATGGAAATACTCAATTTAGTTTCATACCTGACTTTGACAATACTACAATATGTGCTTGTGAAGGTTCTATTGTTAGTGAATTACCACTTTTGGTAAATGAAACTGGTGTTTGTTCTATCACTCCTACACCGACACCTTCGGCTCCTGTTGAGTGTGTATGTAGAACTTATATTATTACAAATAACGGGGAAGCATCGGCACTTATTAGTTATACTGATTGTTATGGAAACCCTCAATCATTTATTTTAGGTTCTTTAATGGCAACTGAAATATGTGGTTGTCTAAACTCATTTAGTAGTGAAAGTGGATTAGTTGAGTTCTTTAACGCTGATTTTTGTGTTCCTATCACACCGACACCGACAAGTACCCCACAATATTTGACACCGACACCTACTCCGTCCGTTAGTCCTACTATGACTAGTACCCCTACAATCACACCGACAAACACTACTACACCGACTATGACACCATCAGCGTTAGGTTGTTATACATATGATGTAGAAAACCCTAACTATTATGATTATACAACTGAATATACTGATTGTGCTGGTAATGTATTACCTATTACAATACCAGCATTTAGTGTTGTTATAATATGTGCTAGACAAAATAGTATTGTAAATACCTTCTATGTATTGACTATAACTCAACAAGCACCTTGTTAAAAGTGATAAATTAAAAAAACATATATTAAAATAAGATGGCTAAAACTATTGAATATAAAGTAAAAATTGTAAATGAAGGGGGAGAGGTTGTAGAAAAAACAGCCAAGTCCTTCAAGGATTTACAAGCATCACAGAGTTCTTTATCTGCTGAATTACAAAAGACAGATTTAGGTAGTAAAAAGTTCAAGGAACTACAAACAGAACTAAAGGCAACTAATGGTGCCATAAGTGATGCTAAAAATAAGACAACTCCGTTTTTAGAAAGATTAGGTGAAATGCCAGGTTTAGTAGGTACTGCTGCCAAGTCCTTCGGTGGATTAGGTGAAAGTATGAAACTTATAGCAACTAACCCTATTGGACTTGTTCTAACAGCGTTGGTTGGTGTCTTTACTATGGTTAAAAAGGCTATAAGTGAGAATGATGCTTTAACAGACAAACTGGCTAGTACTTTTTCTAAATTAAGCGGTGTTTTAGACCCAGTAATGAATATAGTATCATCACTAGCAGAATTGTTAGTTGGTGCGTTCAGTACAGGTGTTGAGGCGATTGTTGGTTTAATAGGTAGTATTGGTGGGTTCGGTAAAGATATGGAAAAAGCGGCTAATGAGGCTGCGGCTTTAACAGATGCGTTAGATGGATTAGAGGACAAAGAAAGGAACTTGTCAGTTGAAAGGGCTAAACAGAACAAATTGACTGCTGAAGCCCGTGAATTGTTGAGTGATGCTAATGTACCCCTAAAAGAAAGACAAGCGGCTTTAGATAAAATTAGAAAAAGTGAGGAGGCTATGGCTAATAAAGAAAAAGCCATCGCTAAAGAGCGTTTAGATATTCTTAAAAGACAACAAGCCGCAGAGAAAAAAGCGGGTAAAGACAAGTTGGAAACCACACAGGCTATAGCAGCCGCAGAGGCTAAATTGTATGAAGCCGAGGCTAATGCTGCGGCTAAAAGCAGATTATTCAACAAACAGGAAAAAGCCCTGACTAATGAGGCTGCGGCTAATTTTAAGGAAAAAGAAAAAGAGAAGGCTGATGCCCGTAAAGCATCACAGGAACTTATTAAAACTTATACCTTAAATGGTATAAAAGATGAGGAACAAAAAGCGTTATTGTATATCAAGTATGCCAAGGACGCTCAATACCAACAGATAAATGACTTAAAAATCAGCCTTGTTGAAAAAAACAAGTTAAAAAAGATGGCTGATGAGGAAGCGGCAAGACAAGAAGCAGAGGTTAAATCAAAGTATGCTAAAGAAGCGGCTGACTTTATAGAACAACAGAACTTAAAGTTGATTAAAAGTGATGATGATAGGGCTAAAGAAACCTTAAGAATTGCTAATCAAAAAGAGATTGATAGAATAAATGCGTTAAAGATTAGTGAGGAACAAAGAGCACAATTACTATTAAATCAACAAACAATTTTTCAAGGTGAGTTAGACAAATTAAACGCATCTGCTGATGAAAAAGAAAGACAAAGGAAACTAAAAGAGATTGACACTCTTATTGAAATAGAAGGTATTAAAGAGGCTAAAACAGAGGAACAAAGGGCAATACAAACAGAGAACATTAAAAAGTTCTTAAAACAAAAGATGGATTTAGAATTGTCTGCGTTAAACCTGACTGCTGATGAAAGGGCTTTAATTGAGGCTAAATACGCTAAACAAATTGAAACTATTGATAAAACAATAACTGATACTAAAACCGCTAATGCTGAAAAACAAACACAGGCTGAAATACAAAAAATGGCAGCCATTAGTGATAGTTTGGGGAGTTTAGGTGAGTTGTTGGGTAAAGATACTGAAGCAGGTAAAGCCGCCGCAGTAGCACAAGCCACCATCAACACCTATAAGGGTATTACAGAAATCATCGCAGCAAAGTCAGTATTACCTGAACCTGCTGGTTCTATCGCTAAAGGAATACAAATTGCCGCAGTTCTTGCTACGGGGTTAAAATCTGTTTCAACAATTAAAGGTGTGAATACATCTGTCCCCCCAACTAAAGCAGCACAGGGTGGATTGATTACAGGTGTTGGTAGTGGAACATTAGACAATATACCTGTTATGGTTAGTAATGGTGAAAGTATCATCAACGCTAATAGTACCCGTATGTTTAGTCCATTATTGTCTGCGATAAATGAAATGGGCGGAGGAAAAAGATTTGGAGTTGGTGGAGTTACTGGTGTTGATACACAGACATCATCAGCGTTGTCTTTATCAAGTAGTATTAGTGGATTATTAGATAAACCGATTAAAACATATGTGGTTAGTAGTGAGGTGTCTAGTACTCAAGCATTAGACAGACAAATTAAAAATCGCTCAACAATATAAGTTTTTATATTTATAGATGATGAATACAAGAATTGTAGAATTAGTTATTGATGACAATTTAGATGAGTTCGGGGGGATTGATGGAGTGGCATTAGTAGCCAGACCAGCCCACGAGGAGAATTGGATGACTTTTAACACAGCGATAGATACTTGCTGTGATACTGAATTAAAAAATATCTTTGAGGTATTAGATGATGAAAAACTAGAGGAGTTAGGTAAATTGATGGGCTCATTAGGAGAACCTGAAGGTTTATTAGAAGCAGATGGATATGAGTTAGTAGCGATTAAACCTATTAGAGACAAATATGACTTTGGTGCGGGTGATTATGCTAAACCTAATGAGAAATCAGGACAAGATGCTTCTGGTGATAGAATTAGATACAAGTATATTGGGCCTAGGGACAACAAGAATAGAACCTTCTGCGCTCAAATGATGACTGCTAATAGAGTTTATAGAATTGAGGACATACAAGAAATGACTAGCACTCAAGCCAACGCAGAGTTTGGTTATTATGACATATTCAAGTGGAGGGGTTCTTATAACTGCCGACATTTTTGGGCTCAACTGACTTATAAACCAACTGGTACTATCATCAACAAGTCATCTGTAAGAAAAGGTGTTATTAGTGAGGAGATTTACCAGCCACAAGAAAGAACCATTACAAATAAAACTGCTAATGCGTGGGAAAGAGAAGGTAAATCAACTGAAAAATATAACCCTAACAGATTTACAAAGATGGCTGAATTGAGTTATACTGATTACCCCGAAGCCGCAAGTGAAAACGCTTGTAGGGTTTTAAGATGGATAGATGAGTATGGTAGAGATGAGGTTAGTGGAATGGAATTGACAGGACTTGCGAGGGCTAATCAGTTGTGTAAAAAAGAACCTATTAGTAGGGAAACTATAGCCCGTATGGCATCTTTCAACAGACACAGACAAAATAGTGAAATTGCCCCCGAATATAAAGGGACGCCTGGGAAAGATAAAGGTTATGTTGCTTGGTTAGGTTGGGGTGGCACCGAAGGTGTTGATTGGGCTATGAAAAAGTTAGAACAAATTGATACTGAAATGGCTTTAGAGGACGCCTGCTGGCCTGGCTATGAAAGCATCGGTACAAAAGAATTAAATGGTAGAATAGTTCCTAATTGTGTTCCTATTAAAATGGAAATTGAAACAACAGGACTATCGCCTTATACAGATGAAACTGGTAAAAAGAAAAAACCACTTATTGTGGAAAACTTTAGTGGTGATAAACACACCTTCAGTATGGATGATGATAAAATGGAAATCACGGGGGCTGCTGTAGTCCCTAATAAGTTTATTGTTCGTGTAAATGAGTTTAACCAGCCATACTATGTATTCTTTAGTATGGAAACAACTAAAATGCTGGCTCAAAAGTTTATGAAGGACAATATTACTAACTCAACAAACATAGAACATACTAACAAGATGGCTAAAGCGTTTGTTAGTGAAAGTTGGATAGTAGAAAACCCCGAAAATGACAAGTCAAATGCGTTAGGTTTAATGTATCCAGAGGGAACTTGGGTTATTACTATGAAGGTTCAAGACGCTCAACTATGGAAAGACATAAAAGAGGGGAAATATAAAGGTTTTTCGGTAGAGGGCTTCTTTAATGAAAAACTTATATTTAAGAATATAGACAATAAATAAAAATAAACAAAATATATGAAAAATACAAAACTAAAAAAACTACAAGTACTTTTAGGATTAGTGCCTCAATCATTTGGTTATATGACAACTGATGGTGTGGAAATTGAAATTGAGGATGATGCTATGGAAACGGGTAAGAAAGTGTATGTAATTACACCAGAAGGACAATTACCTATACCTGACGGAGAATATGAAATGGAAATGGGTGCGAAACTTAAAACTATGGGTGGTGTAATTGAAAAAATGGAAACTATCAAACCAGAACAAGAGATTGTTGATGTTCCTGCGGACAACGGAGATGTTGTTTTAGTTCCTGCTAATGAGGAAATGGCAACTGCTACATTAGTTGATGGTACAAAGGTAGAGGCTGATGGCGACTTTGAGGTTGGAAAACCATTATTTGTGATTACTGAAGCAGGTGAAAGAGTACCAGCACCAGAAGGCGAACATACAACAGACAGCGGTATTGTTGTTGTTGTTGATGCTGAAGGAGTTATTACAGGTATTACTAAACCTGATATGGCACCAGAAGGTTCATTAGAGGAAACTATGTCTATTGGTGATGTTGTGGAAACATTTACATCAGCATTAGAAAACCTAAACAAAAAATTAAATGAAATGAATGACAGATTTACTGATTTAGATAGTAAGTTCAACAAGTTCAGTTCATTACCAGCAGGTGAAAAAATCTATGATAAAAAAGGTTTTTCAGCATCTGTAAGTACCCCTTCTTATAGTTCTAAAGCGGAGGCTTTGATGGCTTTAAGAAAACAACATAAAAACTAATAAAACAAAAAAACAAATTAAAATACAAAACTATGAAAAAGCATAATTTTTCTTTTGACTTAAACTCATTACAAACCTACACCGATGAATTGGGTGGATTGTTATTGACAGAAGCAGTTGCTAAAGCAAAAACTGCGGAGGCTTGTTATATCCAGAGTGGTATTAAAGGTACTCAAGCAATAAACTTATTGACATCTACATTAAATGTTGTTGATGGAACTTGTGGTTGGTCGCCAAGCGGAACTACTACATTTACTCAAAGGGACATTAGTGTATGTGCCTACAAGGTAAATGAGGCGTTATGCCCAGCGGACTTAAACACATATTGGGCGGGTCAGTTCTTAAATGCTGGTTCTTATAATGAAAGCGTACCATTTGAGGCTCAAATCGCTAAATTGAAGCAAGAACAAATCAGTATGTTTATTGAAAACAAAATCTGGCAGGCGGCAACATCTGCTTCAGGTGGAACTGATTGTTTCAACGGATTGTTGAAATTGACATCTACTGCTGTTACTAGCGCGGAACAAGTCAATTTTACACCAACAGGTTCAACATCAGCAATCACTAGCACAAACGCTTTGACGCAAGTAGATTTACTTATTGCTTCTTTACCTGATGCTGTGTTAAACAGAAGCGATTTAGTTGTAATGATGTCTAATCAGGCATACAGAAACTATGTAGTTGCTTTGAGAACTGCGAACTACTTTCATTACACACCAGAAGGTGCTGGAGTAGATTTTACAACTTTCCACCCTGCTACTAACATCAAGGTTATTGGTGTTCCTGGATTGTCAGGTTCTAACAGAGTTATTCTTGCTCCTGCTAGTGAGGTTGTAATTGGAGTGGATTTAATGGATGACAGCGAGCGTTTGGATATGTTCTACTCTAAAGATTTTGATGAGGTAAGAGTAAGATGTAATTTTAAGTTGGGAGTACAAATTGCGTTCCCTGAAAATATTGTATCTAACGGACTTGCGTAATAAATAAACTAAATTAAAAAAACAAAATAAAAATATGAGTTATTCAAGTTGTCTAGCAACATCATCAATAAACTTGTCTTGTGCGGCTAATGTCGGTGGTATTACCAAAGCATATGTTGTGGCAGGGGTTATTAGTGGTGAAACAAGAAATGGTGATGATGAGATTTTGACTTTATCAGGTACAGGTTCTATCTATACCTTTGAGGTACAAAAACAAACATCACAGATGACTGAAACCTTAAACTCATCTTTAGAAAACGGAACTACTTTTTACCAGCAAGACCTGGTACTAGCGTTCCATAAGATAGATAGTGAAAAAAGAAATCAACTTAAACTTTTGGGTCAAAATAGAGGACTTAAAATGTTTGTTGAGGACAATAACGGAACTATCTACTTTTTAGGAGATGATTTTGGTGGCGGTTATACCTCTGCTGGTAGTACTATGACAGGTACTGCCTTTGGAGATAAAAATGGTTATGAATTGACATTTACCTTCTTTGGTAATGAACCAGCACCTATTCTAGGTGGGGCTCTTGCTTCAGTTGTAAGTGGCTTAACTATTGTTGCTTAATCGCAACAAACAAATACAACAAAACGGGGGGTATTAAAACCCCCCTTTTTTATATTTAAGAGTGTATGTATATTAAAACACCAGTCAAAATAAATGGAGTTGTATATGAGGAGTGGGAAATTAGGAGTGTATGTTGGGAACTAGACAAGGCTGTTTTAACTTTTAACCTTCATTATTTTGATAGAGATAGTGGTGGTGATGTATTACATAGACAATTAGAATATTCTGTTGGTACAGATGTCAATATAAATGAACTAACCGACAAAATAAAAGCCGAACATAAAGGAAATATACTTATATGATATTATTAAAAAAAGGACAACTAAACAAGATGGCTGTTTCAGCCTCACAGAATAAGTTATTGTCTAACCCCGTTTATCTTTTTTCCTTTCAACATATTATGTCTGGGGACAAAGTAATTTTTTACCCTGAAAACATAACATCGGGAACTAGCGATAGATATGATGAGTTCCAGTTTATAGAAAGTGATACAAACACGGGTTATTCAGGTTCAACGCCATACAAGTATTTTAGATATGAGGGACAATATTACTACGGAATATATGAGAACATTACTACAGGTACAACTAACCCATCGCAATCTTACAATAAAGTAAATGAGGGTAGAGCGTTAGTAATTGACTTAAATGATGCCCCTGTCTATGAGCAGTACATCAGTCCTAATGAAACTAATAATAACTTTATCTACATACCTGGTGGAATATCAAATGGTATATTGACACAAAATGACTTTTTCCTCATTACACAAGATGATGAGTATTTAATACAACAATAATAACTAAAAATTATATTTAAGAATATATGAGTAATATAAAAATATCAAACTTGC